GCACTTATTCCATTTAAGGGGTAGACCCCTCATCCACCGGTTACTCTCCGGGACCCAACCAGGGTCAACTAAACAGGCTAAAAGTATATATTTCGCCTGAGAGTGTAGATCGACACGCGCTTATAGCCGCGACTCCCCCTTACGACGTACTGATCCGAAGGATCCGTAATGTCTGTGAAAGAGAAGCTGCTACTTTCCTGCACATAGGTGCTGTATGCAGGAGCGATCCGATCACCCGGGGCCATGCGGAAATCCCGTTTAGGCTTTAAGGTGAACGAGTCGAAGCGCACGCCTTCCCACCCGGCCTCCAAGTTTTTCTTGGAGGTCCGACAATGGCTCCAGTCACCTAATAAGTGACCGTCGCCATAGCCGTCTGGACCATATAGACGGAGCGTGGGATGAATCCTCTTCGCAACCATTTTTGCGCGCTTAAAATCAAGCTGTCGCATATAATAGTTGTGGAGAAGGAAAAGCGTTCGACCGGAAACCAGAGATTTCTGGTAATAGGGTCGTATGTCGATTCCGTGCCAGTAATCAGCACCACAGGACTCCCGAAATGGTCCGCTAGAAAATGACTTATTCTGGTTAACAGAAAAGCCACAGACTTGCAGAACCCATTCAAGGAGCGTATATGCTTCTGAGGGCACGATAATATCGTCCCCATAAGCAGACACCCAACCTGTTGGCAGCCGTAGGAAATCACAAACGCTCCACGCCAAAGCGTAGAAGATAAGTGTTTCCAGCTCGAACGTGAAGGCATTTCCCATAGAGGAAAACTTCTCTAGTTCGATTAGCGTGCCACGGTACTCTACTTTTCCAGTTCGGAACTGGCTTAGAAAGGAGAACCAATCTAAAGGTAGAAGACTAGCCACAAGCTCTTTCGAGATTGTGTCCGAAGCCATTGATAGGTCAATCGTTGCCAGAGAACCAGTTACCGAGCCCTGTCGGGCAAGTTCTTGATTCCTGGTTTGATCAGATGTATCAATGCCGGCAAGTGCCAACCTTGTCTTAAGAAAACTCCCAATGCCTTTTTGGCCAAAGGAGTTTAACAAAGGCTCGATCACAATGGATCGATAGGTTTTGGCATTTTTCGGAACAAACTGCAACCGCCCTGGTACAATATCAATGTCCAGGATCCAGTGGTCGCTCGTTTCGCCGCGGGCATGAAATTCTGCCCAGATCGGCGATTCGGCGATCAAAGCTGGAGCGCTCGGTGCAAGTTCGGAACTACACTCAAGCCTCGATCCCAGCTTCCAGCGGGGTGTAGAGGCCGAAGCTTTAACGCTCGTATTGGCACCTGGGCCGAATGCGAAGTGCAATTCTGACCACGAAGGCAAAGGACCGAGTATCCGCGCAATTTTTCTCTGAGCTCCATGAAGCACGGAGCACACAGAGGGGTGCATGTAGCGCCCTTTACGTAGATCTCGGAAAAATGCGTTCGTCGTCGCGCACATCGATTCGGACTCTTGAAACCTATCCCAGGCGACAAGCTCTTTATCAACTCCAGCTAGCTTAAGTTTCTCAAGCTTCGTAAAGAAGCCTAGAACTTGGCGAGCATGGAGTAGATGCAGAGCATTGTCGTCGTGGGTGTAAGGTAACTCAAAAGCGCACAGGCCAGACCAATCCCGATTCCTAAGGAAAGTACCAAGGATATCGGAATATGGGCCAGCCTCTTTAACGTGCGACCAGGCGAAGTCCGTGAGAATCTTGATAGATTCGTCATAGGTGAACTCCTGGTCCCAGACCGGTCTGAGTGTTATACCCATATAAACCTCCAACTAGTGAAAGGATTATCCAGTCTACCGCTGGAATGCCTTAGTTAGGCATTACCAGGTTGACGAAGCCGTACGGCATCGCGCTCACGCTGTTCTTGATGAGATCAGCAGTCGCCACAGCGGGGAGAACCCCGCTGTTAGCAACTGAGGTCGCACCACACAAAGCGTGCGCAAGCATACGATACGCGTTTGCCCGATCCGCGATAGTACTGCGGGCCGGAGCAAACATCGTAAAGATGCCAACCACGACGTAAGCCACCGCGGGTGCGGCGACGTAGCCACTTGCGGCCGCGGAACCGATTGTCTCCATGACGGGGACTTCAAGCTTTGCGGTCAACTTGTAGTCGCCACTCTTCAAGCGGTCCCAGGTGACGGTCAGACGAGTCTGACCATCAATGGGAACGCCGGCCGCATTCGAACGCCAGACAAGATTTTTGTCGGCGTTCGAAATGGGCAGAAGAGTAACAGAGCTACCAGTATCGTCAGTAAGAACGACGTTGTTCATATCAGCCATGGTGTAAAAAGACTCCATGTAACCCTCCGCGGTGATAAGCCGCGTCTTAGGGTACCCGAGTACGGGCGTGTTGAAGGCTAGTCGCAGATTACTAATGTGACTAGAGTCGAAACACACTGACGGAAAGAGCCAACGCGTCGGTAACCCTTTTATAAAAGGGCACTGTCTCGTTAGTCTCAATATCCCTCTTGGTAAACGTTTCCCGCAACGACTTAAAATTCGGTGTGGGTACGTCCAGCTTCTGGGAAACACTCCTATTTACGGTAAGAAACAAGCCGTAAGGATGAGTGCCGTCAAGCTGATTTGGAGGCGGGTAGCCAGTGATGGTTCCCCACTTCTTCGTCATGACAGAAGTTACGTAAGTAGCCTCCAAACTGTGAGCAACGTCCAAAGCCTCAAGATAGCTCCCAACCGGGAGTATCCAATCAGCAACGAACGAAAGGGGTAGCAACTCCCAAGCGACGAGTGCAGGGTCGATGATCGATGGAGTCATTGCGGACGTAGTATTCCGCCGAATGACAGCTTTCAATCTCTGCTTAGACCAGGCGCCACCTTCGACGGTGTAGCCTGCATCTGAGTAGATTCGCCCGCGCTTCGTCATACCGACAGTATAGACTGCCCTTTCTTCGTTGTATAACGAAGCAAAGGCCTCGGCTCCAGCCTTGATATCACTCAAGAGTGGGACCCAGCCATACTGCAGTTCGAGCCAATTTGAACTCAGTGTTTTTCGGCTGCTAACACCCCTAACCTTGGCAAGTTTAAGGGCGTCAAAAGCTTTCGCGAAATTGCCACGTCTGACATTTATCAGCGCGGAACTAATTCGCGTTGCAGCATTTAGCACCATGTCGAGGGATTCTTTTCCCTCACCGAGTGTAACGAGGGGGTTAAAATTGTGCCCCCTCACCTTCGAACCGAGCTTAACGGCGAGTGAACTCGTATCGTTATCAGAGAACGAAGGTAGCTCCCATGATGCTAAATTGTCAACACAGGTCTTCCAAAAGTCGCTTTCATCCCATCGCCACCTACTAATACGGTAGTCAATGGATGTTAGGCTCATTTGGTAAGCATTCTCTCTACGGTGTTTACCAGGATCATCTTCTCCACTCCACGATTTCGAAAAGTAGTGGCCAGCGAGCTGCGTTCCGCAGCTGGTGGTCACAGGCTTACGATTATCGATGGTAACGGATCCGGTGGTCATAGGTACCTCGAAAGAATGTCAGCTAGCAGATGCTAGTTAAAGGTAAGCTGCTTTGCTATGCAGCTTACGCGATGCGGTTAAACTCATTTCTGAGTTCGCATCAGAACACCAGGTCCGGTAAGGAC